CGTACTGCGGACAGTGCACCAGTCCGAGGCGAAAGAGGTCCGGGCCGCCCGGTTGCTCAACCACTACCAACGCCGCCGCGTCGTGCACGAGCAGCGTCTGCCGGCGGTGGAGGAGCAGATGGTGGCTTTCCCGAAGGCACCGAACGATGACCTGGTCGACGCGGTCGGTACTGGCGTCGAGGTGTTCCTGGGCAAGAAGAACGTCGCGTCCGTCACGGCCGCTTCGTACGTGGCATAGGAGGCAGCGTGAGCGCACCGGTGGACAACTTCGTGAAGCTGGCTCTAGCGGCGGCGGTGACCGACGACATTCCGTCCGGAGCCCTGGGGGACCTGATCACGGGCCTGTCAGAGCTCGACGACGCCATGCCGGGCTATGTGAAGGCCGGGCAGTACTACTCGGGTGAGATCCCCGAGTTCTTCGCGTCCCCACGCCTGCGGCGGGCGATGATGCGCACCGGCGCGGCGTTCCGGTTCAACTTCGCCCGCATCCCCGTCGACGCGGCCACTGAGCGGCTCAAACTGGCCGCCGTGACGTGCACCGACGCCACCGCCGACGCCGCGCTGCGGGACATCTGGCTGCGGAACAAGATCGCGCTCCAGTCTCGGCAATGGATCCGCCGGGCCTGTGAGTTCGGCGACGCCTACGTCATCGTGTGGCCGAACGACGACGACGGTGGTGTGGACATGTTCTACAACAGCGCCCAGTGCGTGCGGATCGTCTACGACACGGAGAATCCGCTGCGGAAGTCGTATGCCGTGAAGCGGTGGGAGATCACCGGTAAGCGGCACCGTGCCGATGTGTACTACCCGGACCGGATCGAGCGGTGGGTCACGAAGGCGGGCGCGAAGGGTGAGAAGCCGGGCGACTGGATGGAGTTCATCGACGAGGACGGCGCGTGGCCGTTGGACAACCCGTTCGGTGAGATCCCGGTGTTCCACTTCCGCACCGATCAGCCCTATGGCGAGCCGGTGCACAAGGGGTTTTACGGCCCGCAGGACGCGATCCACAAGCTGATCCTCAGTCACATGGCCGGTGTGGACTATCAGGCGTTCCCGCAGCGGTACGCCCTGATGGCACCGGACATGGACTCCTCAGAACCGGCCGCTGAGGACGAGGACATTTTCGCGTTCGCCGACCAGGGCACCGGGGCCACCGTGCCGCCGGCGGGGGAGGGCCGGTCGCAGTTCAGCGCGGACCCCGGTTCCGTCTGGTACATGCGCGGTCTGACAGGCGTCGGGCAGTTCACGACAGCCGACCACAACAACTTCACCGAGCCGATGCTGACCTACCTGCGGATGGGCTCGGAGGTGACGAACACGCCGCTGCACCGGGTTGATCCCACCGGGGACCACCCGTCGGGTGAGTCGCTGCGCACGGCGGAGGCACCGTTCGTGCACAAGATCGAGGATCTCCAGCTCTCGCTTGGTGACACCGCGCGGGAGGCGTTCGGGTTCGCCCTGCGAGTGGCCGGGTTCGCCGCAGAGGTCACGGTGCGGTGGACGCCAGCGCAGACGGTGAATGACCTGGAGGGCTGGCAGACGGTACAGGCGAAGCTGGACGCCGGCGTGCCGAAGGCTCAGGCGTTCCTGGAGGCCGGATACAGCGATGAGCAGGTGGAGAAGTGGTTCGGCCCTGAGGGGGAGATGCCCCAGCCAGCGCCTGTTCCTCCTGCGCCACCTGTCGTTCCGTCACTGCCCAGTAACCCGACGTAGTATTTCAACACGCAGAGAAATAGGAGCGTGGTATGGCCGCCGCCGACCCGAACACCGATCCCACCGACCCCCCTGTCGACCCGCCAGTAGATCCGCCACCGTGGGTTCCGCCCACGAAGGACGAGCACGAGAAGATGCAGCGCGCGCTCGCGAAGGCGAACGCTGAGGCCAAGACCCACCGTGAGGCCGCCCGCGCGCTGCAGGCCAAGACCGAGGACGCCGACGGCAAAGCCGCCCGTGAGGCGGCCGACGCTGCGGAGAAGCGATTCAAGCCCGTGGCGGTGCGTTCCGCCGCCAAGGCCGCGTTCCTCGAAGCCGGCCTGCAGGGCAGCACACCCGAGCGGATGGCGCGGGTAGTCCGCCTGCTCGACCTCGACGCGCTCGACGTCGACGACGACGGTGACGTGACCGGCCTGGCTGAGCAGGTTGCTGCGGTGAAGGCGGATTACCCGGAGTTGTTCACACCAACGGAGAAGCGGCCCCCGCGGATCAACACGGGCGACAGGCCGCCCAGCAACGGCAAGGTGCTCACCACGGGTGAGAAAATCGCGGCGCAAGTGCTGGGGAGATGACGTGACCCTGGTGCAGCTCGCGGCGTTCGCGGGTGTGATCGTCGCAGTGGGCGGCGCCAGCGTCGTACTCCAGAAAGGGGTGAGGGCATTGCGGAAGTTCGGTCGTCTACTCGATGGGTTCCTCGGTGATGGCACCGCGAAGCATCCGTCTGTGCCGGACCGGCTGGGGGCGATGGAGGACAACCAGACCCAGTTCAGCGTCGACCAGGCCGACCTCAAGACCACGGTCGAGGAGCTCAAGGCCACGGTCGCCGCTCACGTGGACGGTGACGCGCCGAAGTGGCTGGAGGACGGCCAGGCGTGGGGTAACCGGCTCGATGACCAGGTGGCGGCGCTGGGCACCCGGGTGTCGGCTCTGGAGAAGCAAGCACCGAAGTGACTCGGTGTTAACGTTGCGTTAGTAGCAGCACGGTTGGACGGCCAGGTGGCCGTGTAGCCCAGGCGGACCCGGATGGGGCGCGGAGGCAATTCCCCCATCCCGTTGAGTCCCCGAAGGGCTACGAGCAATGGCTCGCAATACCTACGAAGCATGGATCCCGGAAGAGTTCGGGTCCAACGTCATCCAGAAGGTCACCCAGGTCTCCGCGGTTGAGGCTTACGCCCAGCGCGTTCCGATGGGCACTCAGACGAAGTCGACCCCCCGCAGCGCGGGTGTTGGTGTCGGCATGGTCGCCAAGGGTGGCACCTACTCCGAGGACGTCAGCACCAACGATGAGGTTGTGCTGCGGGTTCAGAAGTTCGGCAAGGCCATCCGTATCGCCGAAGAGGACATCGACGACTCGCTGGCCGACGTCGTCAACACGAAGACCGTTGACTGGGCCACCGCATACGCCAAGACCCTGGACAATGCCTGCCTCGCGGTGACCGCCGCGAAGGGCACGTCGGGTTGCGCGTTCGACTCGCTGTACTACCTGCTCACGCAGGCCGATGCCTCCACCGGGTACAGCGCCAACGCGAACATCACGCAGACCGCCACCGGCGGCGCCGTGTCGTACGCCAATCTGAGTGTGGCTGCCGGTATTTACGAGGCGGGTGACTACTTCGACGAGTCGGAGAGCCTGGTCATCGCTCACCCGGCGTACAAGAAGCTCCTGCGTGGCGTGCTCGACACCCAGAACCGGCCGATCTTCCAGGAAGGCTCGACGGGCGTCCCCGGTGGTGGCCAGGGCAGGACTGCGGACACGATTTTCGGTTACCGCGCTCACTGGTCGCTGGGTGCCAAGACATCGGCAGCTCCGACTTCTGCGCCGACTGGTAACCCGTTGCTGATCTTCTGCAACCCGATGTACCTGCTGCTGGGCATCCGGTCAGGTCCGGAAACCGTGTTCATCGACGGCCGCAACGGGCTCGCTGCGCTGACCGACGAGTCGATCCTGAAGATGCGCTCCCGTCGGGCGTTCGCTCCCGGCGTTGAGCAGGCGTTCAGCATCCTTGAGACGCTGGCGTAACCGCCATGGCCGACGAGCAGACAGCGAAGGCATCGACGGTCGCCAGGGCGAAGCCCGACGAGGAGATCGAGCCGGAGCTCGGTCCACGGGCCGACCAGCACCCGGCGCTGCACGACGACCCCGAGGGTGAGGTCGCCAGCCGGTCGGCTGACGGCTCCGACGGGATGACGTTCCGCAAGGTGTTCGTCATGGCCGGTCCCGCGGAGATCCCCAGCGATCACCCGTGCCACGAGGCCAATGCGGTCCGGGTGCTGGAGGAGGCGCTGCAGCGGGGGCTGCACCCCAAGGGCGAGGCGTCGTTGGTCGGTACCGAGGTGGTCGACGAGACCCGGCGCGGTCCGGTGTCCACGGCGTGCACCTATGAGGTGGCCGTCGAGCCCGCGGTGACTGACCGGGAGGCGCACACGACCGTGGCTCCGTCCTCGGGGGTGCGTGAGAAGAA